CGAAAAAGACTTATTTATGTTCTTATACGAAGGTACGCCTATGGCTGTGTGCATGAATACATGCAAGTTTGTATTATTTGCTTCAATACGAAGGTTCCGCTAAAATACGTAAGCGTGACGCCAGTTAAACTCAGGGTGAGAATGTATAGTTTGCTTCAATACGAAGGGTCCACTAAAATACGCAAGTGTGGCGCTAGTTATACTCAAAGGGAGTTTAATTTCTCTGAAAATAAAGGAATTTATTACGTTCTACACTAGGTTGAGTAGTTGATCCTGACAAAAAATTGCCAGAATACGCAGTATTAATAACGGAACCATCCGTTATAGGAAGTAATATAGGAGCTAAAGAATGAAAACCAAAACGACTTTCATCAGATGCCCCCATATAAACATCAACTTGTATAGATTCAGGTGTTTCATCTTCGTAAGAAATTATAAGATATCCTAAACTAGCTATTGATAAAGAAGGAGTATTAGGTTGTGTTCTTGAAAATATGGCTGGACTTCCTACAAATTTATAGAAAGAATTATTTGGAATAATTAAATCGGCTTCTGCTAAAGATGTATCGTTTGATAGTTGAAAGAGTATAGGTATTTCTTGAAAGGGAATAGGATAACTAGTACTTTGTTCAGTAAAATGAGTTAGATCTAAAGAATTTATTTCACAATTTAATATCGTTTGTGAATTAGAATCTACAAAATAATTTGGAGGCAAATGTCTAACTACAATATTCTTAGCCGCACTATACTTAAGTTTAATCTTAAGTCCAACATGTTTTCCATAAAACATAGATCCTATAATTTGTAATGGAGATACAGGAGAAGAAGTCGATAAATATTCTCCAATATAATTATCTAATTTAATTATGGCAATTGTTCTAGAAGCTATTTTTAATTTGTCTACATTATACATTCTTCTTATGATAGGTCTAATATCTAAAGGTGCATATAATCTTTCTTGATATTCTTGATTTTGAAGTGAGTTCTGATTTTGAATTAAAGGAGATTGGTCTTGAGGTTCATTCATAACATTCAAAGATTGCGAAAAATAAGGAGTTTGATAGGCTAATTCTGTGGAATAACCATAAAATTTAAAATCATCATCTAATGATATATATACATTAAAATATATATCTCTAGGTGATCCAGAAGAATTTGCCATTGGTTGAGCTAAATAAATATAATATTCTCCATGAAATAAAGATTCTGATGACATATCTCTCATACATGGAGTTATATTATTTCTACATAAATAAGGAAGTTTAATGGTTTGTATTTGATTTCCTGACGTAAACTCCATAAGATGTGAAGGAGCATTAAGTATAGATCTATATTCTGGATAAGATGAACCTATTTCTATACTAGGATTATATAATTGCATTAGTCTAAGTTTGACTTGTTGTTTATTATTCATAACAGATTGAATGTGAATAGATATTGGACCTCGCCAACCTCTAGATAAGAAATGTAGAGTTTCTATGTTATTATTTATTATAATTCTAAAAGGATCTACTCCTCCTTGAAAAGGAGAAATAGGTCTGCACCATAAAAGTGTTCCTACTCTATCTCCATCATTAACCCTAAAGGTTCCTAAAAATTGACGTTTACTAATGATGTGCTTAATAGACATTTCATCCGTATATGAATTAAATTCTGGCTTTTGTAATATTCTATCAATATTACAATAAGGATCTAATTTTTCAAAAAATTGAGGAGAATCAGTTACATTTGGAAAATTGCGTTTTCCAACAATATGTCTATTATTAATATTTGGAGTGTTTACGTTATGAAGACCTGTAAAATTAAAAAATGATTTACGTAATCTATCGATTCCATCGCCTATAGTTTCTTTAACAAAAGAAGTGGCACTATCTGCGATACTAGAACCAATAGATAAAAGACTTTGAGATTTAAAAGTGGAAGTGGGAGGATTATTAGTATATGTAATATATCTAGGACTAGGAACTAATATATCAAGAGAATTAAAAAACGCTTCTACTACAATTTCTAAACTAGTGGAAGAACCGTCAGAAGGCATTAAAGGATTCATAACTATAAGTACTAAAGTACCAAAGTTACCAGGAAATGTACTAATATCTAAAGCAGTACGAGCGCCGTCTGTTTTAGATAAATCTAAAGAAGATAGATCAGAATTGCAATACCAAGGTACATGCAACATAACAGAAGAAGCCTCATTAGCACTTAAAAATGCATGAGGACCAGATAAGGCAGTATTGATTAAAGGAAAAAATGAAGATATTGATGAAATAGAGACGGGCAAAGGTGGAAGAATGGCAGCTAAAATTAAACCTGAATGTGTTATTGTACCGGCTACTGATATATTAAGTGATAAATCACTTCTATAATAAGCTCCTAGTTTAATAGCATTGGCTAATGATAAATTAGAAGTTAATATATCACCAGGAAGTTTAGAATAAGTTAATGGCAAGCAAGTATATATTGGTTGATTATTCCAAGATATATTTTCTACGAAAAATGGTCTATTAATAAAAGGTTTTGTATCTATTCTAAATTCTTCAGGAATATCTATTGTAGGATAATTATTATGAGGATCTACGCCGTATTGTATAGATCTTGTATGTATAGATGCAACAGAAGTAGATGCTACATCTTTATCTTTTACGTTGTCGTAAGTTATTGAATTTGAAAATTGAGTATCTGTATTATTATTGATGGAAATGATATTATGTTACAAGTGTTCTATCATTAAAAAACACTATAGTTTCTAATTAAATCATATAGCTGTAGCGAATCTCGAAACAAAATTCTTATAACTCAATCTATATGAAGTTTTGTTATTTGATTCAACAAGAATGTTCTATTATAACGTTAATATTACGCTTATTATACTCTAAGAGAGTTTATATGATTAAAACTTACTTAAAATCATATTTTCCTAAAGAACTCATGATTTGACCATAAGTTTCAGGATCTAACATGGACTTTTGTATATGAGATTCTGTGAAAATCCTTAAAGGAAAATCACATTTTTGTGCTTGATCTATTACAAAATTTAGTAAATTTTGATTTTCATGTAGATACATTTCATATTGAAATGCAGTTAATTTACCAGACATAGCTTCATCGTATTCTTTGGTATCATCATAATATCTAAGAGTATTATAAAGCGTAGTAAGACTGAGAGGACCAACTATTTTTTGTAATTTAGTATGAAATTTAAAACCGCGTTTTAAAAAACACAATTCATGTATAGGTTTAGATTCAGAAAGAATCTCACCCTTATCTCCATCTGTATATTTCATACCTAAACTATTAAAATAGTTTTTGACAGTAAATGCGTTAAAATATTTGGCGTGTGATGTTGGAGCACCACATAATTTATCATCTCCTAAAACAAAATCTGTAAGTTTTAAGAAATCAGTTACGGAAGGAATTTTGTTATCTTTTTTCATTTCTCTATATAATACTAAAGCTGTTATAAACCTATTATATAAAGAATTGAAAAAAGCGGTTACCCAACAGCCAGAAGGCATTGAATGGGTACTCAAATATAAACGTTCTCTAATAAGGACATATGATCTAACCATTGACGTTAAAAGAAGGTTTAAAACTTCTTTATCTTTACCTGTGTAGAAATCGAGAACAATTTCAGATATTGCATCTTGAACTTGTGAATTAGTTCCACCGTCCCAATTTCCTACGTCTCCATCGAATAAAATGTCGTTCTTTCTCAAATGTTTATATAAAGTGTTCCAATCTAAGTATGGATTCATACCGACAGCTATTTGATTATTCCACATGTTCTTTCTACAATGAATAAATAAATTACCTAAAAATTTTTTAACTAAATAAGTATGATGTAAAGGAGCAACTCTAAAACTTCTAGGTTTATCTTTTTTAGCTATCGGTCGTAATTCATCTTTCATAGCTTCATAAAAAAGAACATCTTTAATAGTTAAATCGTCTTTTCTAGCTCTTTCCATAAATTCTTCTAGAAATTTTTGAAAATTAGGTGTAGGAGTTCCGTTAGCAAAATCAATATAAAGGTCTTTATCTTTTTCATAACCAAATCCATTGACAGAATCTTTATTTAATGGAGATAAATCGAAGTTGCCTTTAATTACTTCATGATCTGAAATTTGATCATATTTTATAAAAAACGTTGAAATACATTTTTTAGCAAAATCTATTTCTTCTTGTGGAATAGTAGGTATAGGAGCAAAGCTTTTAGCAGATATTTTAAGTAAAGTTTTAGAGCCAAAAGTTTGAAAATTAGGAGGAACTTTTTCTCCAACTTCTTCAACTAAAGAAGTTAAAGGAGTAAAAAGTTCGGATGGAGTAAAATTAGATTTAGTTATAGGAATTTTTGATTCAAATATATTATTAAATAATCTAATACCAGAAAAATCATTATCTTGTATATCGATTATATCTAATTCAGAATATTTATTATTTACATCTAAAGAATCTCGTAATTCAAATAAAAAGTTTTTTGGATAAACTATAGCAAAGCCTGTATTATCATTACCTGCAATATGTGATCCTATAAGACCGTTTACACTGTCTATTAATAAAGTACCACATAAGCCTTCAGACGAAAGGCTATAATGTATGCCTGATGATTCTGGAATTGTTATCTTTCCTCTGATATTATGAATTGAAAAAGATTCTTTATTTACATGAAAATTGTTATATAATGGAATAGTAAAATTTGAATTTATCAAATGAAGATTCTTAGAAGGAGTATTAGAAGGATTACTTAAATTATTGAATAACAAATTAGATGAATTCTTGTAAGGAGAAGTGGAAAAAGAAAATTCTATTACGCAGGTATCATATAAAGGAAAAGTTTTGATTAAAGAAAAAGGAATATTGTTTAATTCGTTTATATTATTTTCTAATGAGTTCCAATTTTTATATATTGTACAAACTCCATTTGTTGATGATATTGAATGTGCTTGAATTAATGCTCTTTTACCAGATATAATACATTGCTGAAGGCTTTTTGAACCATCGGGATTCAAAATAGATATAACTCTCATTCTTTCTTTAATAGCATTAATATTAGTGGGAACTTGCTTTTCTATAGGTTCAAAATGAGATTGAGAAGAGAAAAATTCTTTAGAAGATTTATTCCATTCTTTAACGGATTGCTCTATCAAAAAATTAGAATTATTTTGAATGGCATTGATATCAATAGATTTAAAAAATTTCGAATGTATAATAGATATAAAATATGAAAATAACATGCCTGATAAATAAAAAGAAGCACATTTTATTGATTCTGAGTGATTAGAATAAACACTGAATATTTTGTCTAAATAAGTAGAAGAATAATCAACAAAATATGACATGAAATCTCTAAAAAACGAAAAATCAAAATCTAAGAAATTAAGGAATTGGGATGAAAAAGTATCTTGAAAAGGAGGAGTTAAAAATGCTTCAACTTCATCAGAAATAGAATTTAAATCATCTGATGTTAGTTTATTATCTATATGGATTCGTTTTTGTGATTCTAAAAGAAAATCTATTAAAGCAGCCATATAGCCTACAGTTTTATTTATATTGCTAGATTCAATAAGTAATGGAAATTGTAAATTCATAGAATTTAAAAAATTAACATGAGGAGGTAGAAATTTATTCAAAAATCGTTTCTGTTCTAAACAATATTTCTTATAAATTATAGGGCCTGAAGGTAAGAGATTAGAAGCTTTTACTACATTAGCAAAATCTAATACATGACATCTTCGAAATAAAGCTTCAGGTTCACTGATACAATCGGATTTGGTGAATCCTATTAAATCAGAAAAATGATTGGTAGTAACTATTAATAATTTAGAATTAAAAAATTTAGTATTTTTAAGATTAGCCTGAGCACAATCTAAAGGATATTTAATAGGAGAAACTAGATTAATTATTTGTCGCCATTGTGAAACACCTTGTTGACCAACATCATCCATGATGAATATATCTTGATTCATATAATCATCATAAAAATCTTTACCTGCATCAACTGGAGGACAAGAATGTGTGTAAGTACTATAATTTTTACTTACTAAATAATCTATAAGTTTATTTAGAAAAGTAGATTTAAAACTACCAGCTGGGCCTTCTAAAACTATACAAACAGGTTCTGCTCGAGAAGTTTCAGAAAAATTTTTTGCGAGTTTAACTATATTCTGGAATGAAGAAAATTGTATATGAGTTGATTTATAATGAGTATTAGCTTGTAATGATAAAAAATAGGAAGAACTGTTTAGGAATTCAGATACATTTATTACATTTTCTCTAAAAGTAGGATCAAATATAATTTGTGAATCTTTTTGAAAGTTTACAACTAAATTGCACATTCGTTTAACGTAAGAATATCCTTTTG